AAAAATTAAAAACTTTGAAGGTTAAAGCCTTCACTCTGGTGGAAATGATGGTTAGTAAAATTCTCTAAATTCTCCACTTAATGACAATGTCCTCGGCTGTAACCTGGACCTTGTTAATCAAAGTTCTAACAATAAATTTTTGATGATCATAGTCCATAGTTAATATGTCGTCAGTATTTAGGACTTGCTTCATATCCTCTTTTCTTTTCTGCCGTTTGATTACAGGGTCATTGTCTAACTCTTCCTCTAGCACAGCTCGCTGGTTAGAAAATTCAGCGGCTTTTATCTGCAATTCATCTAATGTGATGCGGTCATCTATGTATAAGTCGTTCAGCTTACTGATTTTATTAGATAAGACATCGATTTGTTTTTGATAAGCCGCTCGATCTATGGATAACTCCTGTTCAGCAAATAGCTCTTCGATATATTCGTCATCATGCTGTAGTTTGCTGATTTCTTTCAAGACATATTCCTCGATGTCAGACTTATTGTAAAATCCGGAGTCACACTTTTGATTGTTGTTGTAGACGGTCACGCCTGACACCTTCCTAGGGTGTCTTTGATGGCACTCGTAGTCGATACGCCTAGTACCATCATTTTTAGTCCTACGCATAAGGATTTTAAGTGGCGCCCCGCAATAACCACATTGTCCAATGCCAGACAACATATATTTAGCACGAAACGGCCTTGGATTAGAATTGTCTGCAGCTCTCTGTTGTCTTATTTTAAGTTCTTCTTGAGTTTTATTAAAGGCTTCTTCGGTGATTATCGGCTCATGATTGCCAAGGAAGATTTGCCCTTTGTATTGGTTATATCCGCAGTAAACGGGATTGGCTAGAATTCCTCTAACAATTCTGTAGTGCCATGCTGGAGTTTTGGGGTATTTATCATTAAGCTTGTCTCGCAGTTTGGTGATGGACATCCCGGCTAAGTAAGATTCAAAAATATCTCTAATAGCGACAGCTTCCAACTCATTGATGGTCACCGTCCCTGTCTCTTTTTGGTAGTCGTATCCATAAGAGGTCCTAGCCCACATCATAGACTTGCCAGCCTTGGCGCGGCCAAGTTTGCCTAGCTGCATGCGTTCCTTGATTTGCTCCCTCTCAAGCTGAGCGAATACGGCCAAGAGTCCGATCATTGCTTTCCCAAAAGGTGTAGAAGTGTCAAAATTTTCCTGAAGGCTCAAGAACTCTATGTCGTTTTTGATAAAAACTTCCTCAATCAGATAAAGAGTGTCTTTTTGACTGCGGCTCAAGCGGTCTAGCTTGTAGACCAGGACTGTATCAAATTTTCTTTCTTTAGCGTCTTTGATGAGCCTTTCCAGTGCTGGACGCTCTGTGTTAGATCCTGAAAACCCTCCATCCGTATATATTTTGTAGACGCTCCAGTCTTTGATGCTGCAGTAGCTCGAGAGTTTAGCTTTTTGCTCGTCTATAGAGTACCCCTCTTCTTCCTGCTTTGTAGTTGATACCCTGACATAGATAGCTACTTTATTTGTTGTAATCATTGTATTTGTACCCCTTTTTTGATAAAATAGGTACAAGAAAAGAGATCATGCGAGGTTATCTCCATGAAAATCCTTTCTTGTAAGCCAGCCCTACGCTCTCGGTCGCCAAACTTCTGAGCGTGGGGCTTTTTTTATTTTTCGTTTAACTTTTTAAGTTCATTGATAATTTGCTGATTTTGTTCAATCAAAATCCAGTTTTGCTCCACAAGAGCAGACAAGTAGCCTACTTTTGCTTGTTCTTCAGATTTTGCGAATGATAAAGCAAGCCCTGTTTTCATAAGACCAAGCCCAGCAAGGTCAGAAGCAATTTTATTGACTTGTCTATAACTTTTTGAAGAAAGGTCAGTTATTCCTCTTTCTTCAAGATAAATTTGTGCTTTTGATTTTTTAGGCTCGTTATTAGTAGCCTTTTTTGAATTAAACAATCCCATGTTGTTTCTCCTTTTAAAAAAATTTTTTAACCTTTATAAATATCTACGACTTCTCCGATTGTACGGATGTCATCGTCTTCCGTCAAGTAAATTTCCTCATATCCGCTGTTCAAACTTTGCAAATACCAGGAACCGTCGTAGTCTCTTTTTAATTTTTTGACAAAGTTTTTACCGTTAATCTGGAAGATACCGATATCATTGACGTCTACCTGACTGGTGATTTTAATAAATAACAAGTCATTATCTTCTATCAACGGCTCCATTGAGTCGCCTGCCACCTTAGCGATAGTGTCATATTTGTTTGGCACGTCAGCAGCTCTGAGTTTAACTTCCATGTGCAGATTGTCTTCCTGAAATGTTCCATGACCTGCAGCCACTAAGCCCTCGACGTAGTCAATGATATAATCTTCGTTGCTTAACTTTTCGAATATAGAAACAGCCTTAGATTTTTCCTGCTCATCAAGTTGTTCCTTGGCAAAGTCAAGGACTTTTTCCTGCCTAGGTTGCTCTAGTTTTTCATAAATCATAACTATTTCAGACGGAACTTTTTTGTTTTCTTTTTGGATACCCAACAAGTATTCTGGCGTAATGCCTAGAACCCTAGCAAAGTCATCCGCTCTGTTAAGTGGAAACTCCCTTGTCTTATTGAAATATCTTGACATTGTTGACTTGGCAATTCCAACCCGTCTAGCCAACTCGCTCATCGAAATATCTTTTTCATCTATATTCTTTTGAATAAGTAAGATGATTTCATCGTTGGTTCTCATATTTTCCCTTTCCTTTGATTTGGTATTTTCATTATACCACCGTTCCCGAAAATATACAAGAGAAACACGAAAAAACATTTTTTTAATATTTTTTAACAAAAATGGTTGACAAAGTGGAACAGTCGGAGTTATAATGAAATCGTTCCAAAACGGGAACTAAACTAATAAAAAGGAGTACATGGAATGACAGTCAATCTCAAACGATTAAAAGCTGAACGCATTGCCAGCGGTATGACTCAAGATGAAGTCGCTCACCGCATGGGATGGAAAACACGAACACCCTACGCAAAGCGCGAAAATGGACTTGTTTCTATCGGCGCTGATGAATTGGCCAAAATCACTCTGATTTTTGGTCTACCTATGGAAAAGATTACTATTTTTTTTGACAATACCGTTCCCGAAGTGGAACACCAAATAGCGTAGAAAGGGTCATGTATGAACGTATCTAGTGTCTTAACAATGGACGAGGGACTAAGTTTCAAAAACTGTCTGATTCAGGAAGCGCCCAAGAGCATCAAGGGACTATTTCCAAACGAAAGTTTTGTCGAAATCGTCGAGGACGGGGTGAGCTACATCTTGAATACAAACTATATCATCATGATTGGTAGATAAGGTCATAAAAAAATCAGCGCCCGACGGCAATCAGGCACTGAAAAGATATATTACAAAGGTATTTTAACATGAAAAATAAAAAAGAACAATGGGAACCACGCATTATCAATATAATGGCAGATGGCTCTGTTATCGAAGACTTGACTGGTTATGTTATTCCAGCGGGTCACACTTACTACAACGTCATCAAAGGTATCTATACAGAAAGGATTTAATCAATGAGGTTAATTGACAAAATTAAAAACTACTTTTTCACAGAAGAGCCAGAGGTTCTCACTCTGCCAGATGAAGCTGAGCGTTGGCGATCGTTGGCAATTGAACTAAACGACGACTTGATAGAAACCCGAAAAGCGTACAGACGCCTTTTTTACGAATGGCAACGTCAAGGAAAATTACTAAAACTCTACCAAGAGTTATTGGCTGCAAAGGAGAAATAGTATGAGCTATGCAGTATATAATCAGGAATACGCACGAGAACTACACGGCTGTAAACAACGCTTTTGCGCAAGACCAAACTCTTGATCCTGCCACAATAGGAATCTTGATGGTTATATTGACAAACAAGGCTGATTGGATTGTCTATCCAGAGGAAATTGCTAGACGACTAGGTATTAGCAGGCGAACAATCAACAGACATTTCAAAAAGTTGGAAGAGGCTGGCTATATGAGAGTAGTCAAGCATAGTTTTGGTGGCAACAGTGGAGCGAAAACTTATAGATTTTTTTCGGACGTACCTATCTCAGATGATTATTTTGAGTATCTAAAAACTAATCTTGAGAAAGAGTTATCCACAGAAAGAAACAAACCTTAGGTGCACTAGGCAAAAATTGCCCTGAACAAAATTGCCCTGAACAAAATTGCCCTGAACAAAATTGCCCTCTAATAAGTACTAACTATATAACAAGTACTAACTTACAACAATCTAAGCCTTACGGCACTAACTTAGTAATAAATACTAACCCAAAACAAACTAGTAGTCCTCATAAATAATATATATAGGGGATTTTAAAAAATTATCCACAGGAGAAAAAAATATGTTTAAAGCACAACGAAAACTTGACCGAGTAAAACAACTACAGAAAGAAATGCACGATTTCAGCCTTGCTTTTTTGCTCGGCCAGGAAATAGGCCTTTTCCCAGAAAACGAAATTGCCAAAGCGAAGGCTCAGGCGATGCATAATGCGAGCCATCTTTTGGACGATGTCCTGAAAGGCAAATCGGTTGACGAAGCGACAGATCGCTTGAAGAAGACTATGGTCAAAGAGGTAGAAGAAACGAAGGAAGAGGTAAAAGAAGATGACGAGAGTTGAGCTTGAAAATCGGGTGTGGTTGTTGGCCAACCATGAAGAAAAAAACGAATTGCTGGATCTTGGGCTAACATCTAAAGCTAGATATGTGAAGCGGGTCCTCGAACTCGGGAAGGTGTACGCTCATGTTTAATTACGACAGGATAGATACGCTTCAGCCACCTATCGAGAAGCCAGAGCGCCCTGATCCGGACAATTGGAGCTGGAACGGGAGCGAAAAGGTCTATGTGGGAGATGAGTAGCCATGGACAGAGAACGCTATGAGGACAATGCCTATTGGCGAAAACGCTGCTTAGAGCTCTGCTATGAACTAAGTGAGATTATCAACGAGCGGCAAGACAAGGTTATCTCGCCAAGCCAAGAAAACAAACGGCTGAAGCGCGAGGAATGGAATATGAAGAAGATGAAAGGAAGAGGAAAATGGCACAGATAGCCAACAAAGGGAAGTCATTTATAAGAGCAGAGATCTCTGAAAAACAAAAAGAATATATCAGACTTCTTGCTGAACTAAGAGGTGTGACAACGCAAGAGCTTTTAGGTCAAGTTGTAGAGCGTTTTATTGACAGGAATTTGCAACTTATTCAAGACTACAATAATGAATTAGATGCCCTGAACAGTATTTCTAGACGCAGAATTGATATGAATACATAGGAGAAAACAAAAATGACGAATGAAATAGCTAAATTTGACACGCTAACACCACAACAAGCATTCAAAAGCCCGGCAGCGTTAGAGAGATTTAAGTCGGTATTAGACGGGAGTGAATCGCAATTTGTCGCAAGTCTGCTATCGATTATAAACAACAATAGTTATTTGGCTCAGGCCACAAATACAAGCATTATGAACGCAGCTATGAAAGCAGCAACTTTGAAACTGCCGATTGAGCCAAGTCTTGGAATGGCGTATGTAGTGCCCTATAACCGAAGCGAGAAACGCGGAAATACTTGGGTAAAAATAAATGAAGCTCAATTCCAGATGGGTTATAAAGGCTTCATTCAATTGGCTCAACGAAGCGGGCAAATCAGGAATATAAACTGTGATGTCGTCTACAAAGAAGAATTTTTGCGGTACGACAAAGTTTACGGCACATTGCATCTAACGGATGAACAAGTTGATAGCGGAGAGGTTGAAGGATATTTTGCAAGTTTGGAATTGATCAACGGCTTCCGGAAGATGATTTTCTGGAAAAAAGAAAAGGTTATAGCGCATGCTCAAAAATATTCCAAAACTTACGACAAGAAAACTGGCGATTTTAAGCCAGGAACGCCTTGGAAAACTGAATTTGACGCCATGGCTCAAAAAACGCTTATAAAAGAGCTTTTGAGCAAGTATGCGCCGCTTTCAATCGAATTACAAAAGGCTATTCTAGCCGACAACGAGGATTCAAATGTAAATGAAGTGAAGAGAGCAAAGGACATCACACCTCAAGAACCAGAAAATCTCTCTGATTTGCTGAGTGCTCCAGAGGAAGAACAAGCTAAAGATGTTACGCCTCTTGAAGATGATGTTCAAAATTCAGCTACAGATAACGTTCCAGATTTCGATGAAGAAACTGGCCAAATGGACATGCTAGAAGGGGAGGATTTCTAGAATGACTGAAGAATTAAAAGATGTAACGGATAGCCTAGAACTCGTTCCAGTAACGGATTTAGAAGTCGGCTTTGTCCTAAAAGCTGCTGAAATTGAAATCCAAGGTAAGGAAGTTTTGGAACAAGCTTTAGCAGCTTATCAAAAGAAATATGCTGGCTATATCGTGACAGAAGAGACTTTGTCGGATGACACCAAGGTCAAAGATGAATTGGGACGAGTTCAGCGCCAGATTGAACAAGAGCTTAAAAGCCAGCTCTCGGAATACTCTAAACCTCTTGACGAAGTGAAGGCGTGGGTAGACGAAGTTTTGACTCCTATCAAGACTTTGCAGGATGACATTAAAAATCAGATTAAAGAGTTTGAAGAGAGGGCGACGGAAGCTCGCAAAGAGACGGTCAAAGAAGCCTTTGAAGCAGCAATCGCAGAAAGCGGCATAGAGCTTGATATCAAGTTATTTGCTATTTACTTTGACGACCTCAGCAAGAAAAAGTGTTTTATGGCTGACAACGTGCGAATCAATCAAGCAACCTCTAAGAAGATTGTCGACTTGGTAGCAGAAGAAGCTGCAAAGAAACAACAACGCGAAGCTGGTCTTATCCAGATTACAGAAGCAACTGCAAAGGCTGGTTTCGGTCCTGCCGTCTACATCCGCAGATACGACGAAGGGGCAAAATTGGCTGATATCTTGCAAGCAATCCTTGATGATAAAGAGCTGGCAGATCGCGCAAAAGCGGAAGTGAAGCTGAAACAGCGAATCGAAGAAATGACTGCCATCGCAGAAGCCAAAGGCTTAAATCCTGAAAAATATGTTGATTTGCTCAATGAAGATCGTTCTGCTCTGGACGTTATCAATATTTTGCACGCAGATGCAGATGAGCTTAGACAAGCGCAAGCAGAAGCAGAACGAAACACTCAGAATCAATCCTACGTCCAAAATCAGCCTGAATTTAAACCTGAAACAGCTTCAGAGGGGAATTACACCCTAGAACAAGAAACCAGCCAAAAATCGAAAAATACGGCTTCTAATGATGTGGCTAAAAAATATGGTTATCGCTATCAAAATATGGAAATTATTTTCCCCGAAAAAAACATGCGTCAAGTCAAAGAACAATTTAAGACTATTTCTCAAGAATTAGGAATTATTGTCCGGATAATGCCTGGAGCGGAAAGTAAGGCTGAAAAGGTGGAAATGAAATGACAATGGATTTACTTGGTAAAGATTACTATTCAGCAGCTTCTGCCCGTCGCTACTGGTCTATCTCGCAATACAAGCGATTTAGAGAGTGTGAGGCACGGGCATTAGCTGAGCTAGAGGGAGAATGGGAAGATCAAAGAGACAACACGGCTCTCTTGGTCGGAAACATGGTCCACAGCTATTTTGAAAGTCCGGAAGCACATAAGAAATTCATGGATGAAAATGCAGATGCCATGATTTCAAAAACTGGAAAAACCAAAGGTCAGTTAAAATCAGACTTTCTGGTCGGCCAGCGCATGATTGAGCGACTGGAAGCCGACAAGCAATTTACCGATTACTATGTCGGCCAGAAAGAGGTTGCCGTCACGGGCAAAATCGAAGGTGTGGAATTTAAAGGCAAGATTGACTGTCTCAATGTTGAAAAAGGGTATTTTGTGGACATTAAGACCACAAAATCAGACATCGACAGCATGGTATGGGTCCAGGACGAAGCAAGCGGCCGAAATATTCAGGTTCGCTGGTTCGAGGCTTGGGGGTATGTCTTGCAGATGGCAGCATATAAGAAAATGCTGGAAGAACAGTACGGGAAAGAGTTCACCCCTATTATCTACGCGGTGACTAAGGAATCTGCTCCTGATACCAGGGCCATCGTCTTTCAGACCCAAGAGAAACTTGGCTATGAGCTGACTGAGCTGTCTATGCTCATCCAGCATCTTGATAAGGTCAAGCGGGGCGAAGAGAAAGCGAAGCCATGCGGCCATTGTGAATACTGCAAAGCGAAAGCGTTGACTCAACGTGTGGAGGTGGTTTGATGAGTAAGCAAGTAAAAGACATACTGGCAACCCATGACACGGGTTGTCCACATGGCATTACATTTGCTATACATCAAAATAAAGAAGAATGTATTGCATTATTTGGTAGGTCTGGTTGGCCCGGCCTCAAACCTCAATTTATTTCTTGGAATGAAAGCGTGGAAAATCAAACAATGTACAAAACTGAGGAAGATTTACGGGACGCTTATGTCAATAAGGTTAGAAAAGTATCGGAAGACTTCATTGTCATTGAATTATTACCGTTTTAGGGAGGAATTATGAGGAATATATATTGTCCGTATTGCGGCTCAAAACATACGTCGCATCATCATACTGATTGGGGGCATATTGACCCAATCAGTATGAAAGTGAAACCAGTAGACTGGCGTTATTGCCCTGATTGCAAAGAACTTTTTATTTCTGAATAACAAGCCGTGCATCCTTGTAAAACTGCGAACTAGAAACGTCAATCGGTCGTGTGACCTTGGACGAGCGACTGCCCGTATTTAGCCAATTCTCACAAAGGCAGTCGCGTTTTTTTGGAATGATATGACTGAAATCAAAGAAAAAGCTCTGGCCAAAATGCTAGAGGAAATGAAGGAAGATCATGGACCGGCCGAGGATGCTATCCACAATTGGATTTGTGATCAAGAAGACGAAAAACTTTTCAAAGGAGTTTTGGCTGATAAGAAATCTATCAAAGAAGCTTTGAAATATTGTGCCAGCAAAGCTAAAAGCTATAAGTCAGGATCTTGTGCGATGGTAGATGACTCTACTGTATTCGGCTGGGTCTATAAGTATTTTACTGGCAAAACTAAAAAAATCGAAGCTGTTGAAGCTGCTGTTACGGTCGGTCAACGACCTGAGAAGACGAAACCTAAAAAGGTTAAAAAACCGAAAGCGGTGATTGATGGCCAACTGGATTTATTCGGAGAGTTAGCATGACAAAAAATCAAAAAATAATCGATGGGCGTTTGAAACCGCCCAAAAAATTCTTTGACTGGTGCTATTCGCAGATCCCGACCATCAAGTGGTCTAACAAATCTCGAACTATTCAGAGCGACCGGACAGGCTGCAGGGTCATCGAAAAACGTCTGACAAAGTCGAGCAGATTAGACTTTTACGATAAATTCCACAGTTTCGCAATTATCCTCGTGACGAGCAAACGGATTGAAATCCAATCTTACGGCTTCTGGTCGCGATATATAAACGGCAATCAATCTATCAGGATGCAACTGATAAACTTTGAGCGATTGAGCGAAAATCAAGTCATACAGCTAACTGAAAGGTACGGAGTCTACACTCCAGGTCTGACTCCTAATTTTACAGGACAAGGGGCTTACTCAGGGACAGTGTTCTTTGAAAACAATTGGGAAAATAAGATTCGAGAGATTTCTGAATTGAAGTATTTAGAATTTCCTTGTGGATTAGACTACTACCATTTGCCGCACATGTATAAATACCGCTCTGAAATCGAGTTCCTGCAGAAAATAAATGCCTGGAGAATGGCTATAGACCTTGCTTATGATGTTATGGAATATGACGGATGGCATGTGAGAAAAGCGGTTGATTGCCGTGTCATAACAAAGAAATGGCTTCATGAAAATAAGCGATTTTTCAAAAACACCGACAGAACCTTCAGAGATTACGAGCTAGAACGTCGCATCAGATCACGAGGTGGCACGCTTGCTCCCGGGATTGAAAAAGTCCTGACGTATCAAGACATCAACAAAATCCCAAAAGCTGCTAAAATGAACAGATTCCAGAATTGGTTCTTAAAAAACAAAGTCAATTTTGACTACTATGTAGACTATATCAGCATGTTGAACGAGCTCGATATCCCTATCGATACCGACAATCTCATCATGCCAAAAGATTTGGTCAAAGCGCATGACAATGCAGTTAAGTTGCTCATTCAGCACAAGAGTGAGATTGAACAGCGCAAGTTCGAGAAGCGCCAGAAATCTTTGGCCAAATATGAAAAAATAGTTGGCCAGTATCTCTTTAAACCAGCCTATAATTCCGGAGAATTGATTTTGGAAGGGAAGGCGTTATCTCATTGTGTTGGCAGTGCTAGATATACTCAAGATCATGCGAACGGTAAAACAACAATCATATTTGTTAGGTCAAAAGATGAGCCAGACAAACCGTTTTTTACTTTGGAATACAAGGACGGCCGAATCGTTCAAATCAGGGGTAAGCACAATTTATCAGCTCCTGAAGAAATCCAGCAAGCTGCAGACAAATGGCTGTTAGAAATCAACAAAAATACAAAACACGCATAAAGGAGAAAAACAAATGCAAAATAAAATCGACATACCAGGCACAACCATCAGCCTTGAAATCATAGATAAGATTATCACAGTAACAAATAAGATTAAGTACGATATCCAGATGCAATTTAAAAATCAGGATGCTGAACCGTCCCTTGACGAGAGCGGGGACATCTTCGAGCCGCTTTATTGGTTAGATGTGAAGGCAATCCCGAAAGAGCCGACAGAGTATCATTCGAGCTTAGGAGTCAAGGCAGAGAAACGAAACTTGGCCGAGCTTCAAAAATTCTTTGAATTTATCGAAAACAACAAGCAAAACCTCTTTGACTTATGCGGGTTTAGAGGAGAGCTTGAATGAGCAATTTGACATTATCATTAGATATTTCAACGACTGCGACAGGATGGGCCGTATTTCACGGCTCTAACCTCGTCCAGAGTGGTGTCTTAAAACATAAAAGCAAGTCATACTTTGAGCGTGGACGGTTCATGGCCAGCGAACTGCGAGCGGTCCAATCACGAGCCTTACAAAAATACGACTGTCCTTTTGAAACAATCGTAGTCGAAAAAAATTCGGTTATGGGGCCAAATCAGCAGTCCATGATTAGTATCGGAATTGTGACAGGCGTTATCCTTGGGCGACTGATTGCTGAAAATGTTGTGTTTGTCAATGTGTCGACCTGGCGCAAATACTGGCAATTTAGCTACAAAGACCGCAGTAAGAAGTCAATGAAGCTGCAGGCAGTAGCTAAGGTTTCTGATGAATTCGACCTGAACGTCAAAGACGATGAAGCTGACGCAATCCTGATCGGCTCTTATTTTGTCAATTATGGTCAGGATTCTGGAGGCTTGGAAAGCCATAAGATAAGCTGAGGAGGTGGATTTGAAATGAGAAAGCACAGTATTTACATTTTCAGTATCGTAATTTTGCTAGCGATTCTGATGGCAGCAATCATCAAGATTAACAGGCTTAACGAGCGAGTCGAACAGCTCGAAGCTAGAAAATTGATTACGATTCATAGGGCTGATAATGCTGGAGGCTCTATGGACGTGCTTGGAAAAATCACTGATAAAGACGTGATTGATGGGAAATATACGGTTACGGTTGGTGGCTACGGAAAGTTCTTGGTTACTCAAGAGCAGTACGAGTCTATTAAGGTTGGAGACCCGATACCAGATTATTTGAAAGGAGGCGGAAACTGATGCCAAACTGGGCAGAAGGCACTCTAAAATTAAGAGGTAGGACAGAAAATATCGTATCAGCATTGAAAGGGATGCTATTAAGAAATCGAGGCGTAACGCTTGAAGAAAAATATGATGGCACCCTGCTTGTATTTAAAACCGAGAATGATTACTTTCAGATAAACGGCACAAGACAAGCTTTTGTTTCCGGTAAAGATATTGAGATTTGGTTAGATGATGATTTTATGATTATCGAACTCGAAGGTTTCAAGCAAGCGTGGGCAGCGCAGGCTGACAACTATACAGACATTTCTAGTAGGTTTGATGTTGATATTAAAATTTTCGCTTTCGAATCGGGTATGGAATTCACACAGGAAATTGAAATTTCAAAAGGTGAAATTATCAAAGACGCCTGTTATGAATACGATGATTACAATTGGGAAGTACCATTTAGTAATTTAGGAGGATAAAATGAATCTAAAATTTAGAGCGTGGCTCAAAAATGATGGAGAAATGATTGATGCTGATGAAATTCATTGGTACGACGGTCAAGTGGATTTTATCGGAGACGGGATCACTTTTATGCGCAAAGCAGACGAAATCGAACTCATGCAATCAACAGGACTGTTTGACAGAAATGGCAAGGAGATTTTCGAGGGGGATATTGTGAAAACCACTAGATTTTTCGGCAGAGCTGATGAAATAGGTGGTTTCTATGAGTACGAAAAGGAGTTGGTAGGAATTGTCAAGGTTCTTGAAGCAGCCTGGGTAATTGACACAGGGAGCGACGCAATGCATTTGTGGACTGAAATTGAAGAAAATGAAATTGTAGGCAACATCTACGAAAATCCAGAATATTTGAAGAAAAGAGGAGGTTAAGATGACAGAAACTATTAAATTGCCAGACTACTATGAGCCTGATTGGGGAAATGCAAGATACGGCTCATTGGAAGAACTTAAAGAGTTGTTACTCTACAAGCGTATCGTGAAATGGGATAAAGACTTTCTGCTACTTGAAGATGGTACAAAGATCACTATTGCAATGTCTGAAAGTGATTGCTGCGCTTCAGCATACGGGGAGTTCCAAGATGTATCACTTGACGCTGTGATTACTGACGTTGAAATTGGGGAGCCTGAAGAAATTCCTGACCACTGGGGAATTGGTTATAAAAATAAAGTAATCATCTTCCACAATCAAAACCCTGTAGCTATTGCCAATTGTGAGGCAGAGCACAATGGCTATTATTACAGCGTAGGGTCCCTAGTGATTGGGGACATTCATTTCCCAGTAGTGAAAGCGTAGGAGACAACCAATGAACAAGCGTCAACGCAAAAAGAAAATTTTGAACGGTCTGAACAAAGAAGAAAGATACCGCAGGACGCATTGTCCTGTCTGCGATAGCGAGATTGGAGTATTCGATGAATATTTTAATACGTACGGTTTCTGCTCTGAATATTGTGGTTATGAATACTACGGAATTTCAAGATTATAAAAATAAAAGATTGGGGTTAAAATGACACTATTTGATGAAGTACAACAACTTAGCTCAGAAAGTCACGCAAAATGGTTCGAGCGTTATTTTAAGAGATATAACCTAGAAGAAAAACTAAAAACATCTGCTCAAAAAGGTTATACAGGCTATTTAATCGATGTTTGGTCAGTTAGAGATAAATATCTCAGGAATCGATTAGAAAATGAAAGAACATTGGAAATGTTAAGAGAACGGCTTGGAAAGGGTTTTTCAGTCGGGTATCAATTAACTTATTCTAAAAACCTATTCACAGGACAGGAATATGTCTCTGATAAGAAGATACATATCACTTGGTAAAACAAAAAAGCCAAGGCACTCTCCGCCTCAGCTAATAGTAATATCGCAAGGACTATTATACCACAAAGGAGACAGAGAGTGAACAAGGCTAAAGAGTTACTTGATGAACTACAGAATTTGGATGAAGAAATACAGAATCGAATAGACGAGCTTGCTAATCTTGAAGCTAGTTTACTTTCTGGTCCCAAAATGAACATGGATAAGGTTCAAGGTGGTCAGAGGGTTCGATTAGATGAACGTTACATCGATATTTTTAGCATGCAAGATTCCTTGAAAGAGTACATGAAGCAAGCAACTGCTGAAGCTATCCAGCGCAGAATTGAGCTCAGTAAATTGATTGATAAAATGCCTAAACCTGCAAGTCGAACAATTTTAAGGATGGTGTATATTCAGAAAGCAAGCGTGTATGATATGATGGATCATCTTGATTGTAGCAAGACAACTTTTTACAAAAAGAAGAAAGATGCAATCCGTGAATTGGGTGTTGTAGTTGATAAAAGCGAACTAATGTGAACTAATGCGAACTAGGTTGAAGCGCACTGGTCAATCAATCGTGCTATTATAGTATCATCAAGAATTGAGAGTTAGACAGTTGATGTCTGGCTCTTTTTTTATCAGAAAGGAGGGCGGCCATGAATGACCGTGAGAAATTAGCGATTGAAGAATTGAAGACAATAGCAAATGACCTTATGTCAGATTGGCCAGCCTCTCGGAGCAGGCAGAAGTCTTTCGTACTCAACTATATGGCCAATGGTTTTCAAGACGCTACGCAAGCAGCAAAAGAAGCTGGTTTTAGCGAGAAAAGCGCAGGAAAGACAGCTCATAATATGTTGGCGGGTATGGAAAAGTATGTACATATCCCACCAGTCGTTGAGAAGCTCAAAAATGCCTTTGACGAGCGCAGGACGGAGCTTTCTTTACTCAATTCGGTTGATATTCAGCAGTTTTGGGCAAAAATTATCAGGCGCGAAATTAAAGATATCAAGCTTGTTGGCGACGGTGAGGGTTATCAGTCAGTCAAGGAAGTCCCTCCTGATTTGTCTGTAATGCTCTCAGCCTCTGACAAGTACGCTAAGACGCTAGGCATGTATCAAAACAACATTGATATCACTCAACGAACTATCGAAATCAAAGTAGGTGAGTGGGATGCCGACGAAGAGTAAGCCTAAAATCGAAATAGTCATTGACTATCCTAGCAGGGTCTTCAACAAGCATATCTATGACAAGCTGACGGACTACTCAACCTTTACCGAGGTCCATTATGGTGGAGCCTCTTCTGGCAAAAGTCACGGAGTTATTCAAAAGGTGGTTTTTAAGGCTTGTCAGGATTGGAAATATCCACGCAAGATCCTCTTTTTGCGCAAGGTCGGGTCAACGGTCTATGACTCAATCTTTGAGGATGTAAAGCAATGTTTGGATGTTTGGGGTCTGCTTGATAAATGCAAGGTCAATAATTCAGCTTATCGGATTAAGTTACCAAACGGTGCCCAATTCATCTTCAAGGGATTGGACAACCCCGAGAAAATCAAGTCAATTAAGGGCGTTTCTGACGTGGTCATGGAAGAGGCTTCTGAGTTCACGCTAGACGATTACACACAGTTGACTTTGCGTTTGCGGGACAAAAAACACAAGCGGAAGCAGATCTTCTTGATGTTTAACCCGGTATCGAAAGTAAATTGGACCTACAACGCTTTTTTTGTTAAGAAGCCAAAAAATACAGTCGTTTATCATACTTCGTACAAAGATAATCGTTTCTTGGATCAAGTCACAGTAGAGAATCTCGAAGAGTTGGCCAATCGTAACGAAGCGTACTACAAGATTTATGCTCTGGGTGAGTTTGCTACATTAGACAAGTTAGTCTTTCCAAAGTACGAGAAACGGCTATTAAACAAAGACGAGCTGGCGCATCTGCCGGCTTATTTTGGTCTTGACTATGGCTTCATCAACGACCCGTCGGCTTTGCTTCATGTAAAGATAGACGATGCTAACAAGCGCTTATATGTTGTTGAGGAGTTTGTAAGAAAAGGATTGACGAATGACAAGATTGCGGAGAGTATCAAGGCCCTTGGGTATGCCAAAGAACAAATCAGAGCTGACTCAGCAGAAAAGAAATCGAATCAGGAATTGCGAAATCTTGGAATCCCTCGGGTCATTGACGTGCAGAAGGGTCCTGGCTCAGTCATGCAAGGGATCCAGTATCTCTTGCAATACGACTGGATAGTCGATGAACGATGTGTGAAGCTGATTGAAGAGCTGGAAAATTACACATGGAAGAAAGACAAGAAGACGAACGAATACATTAACGAGCCAGTGGATAGCTACAACCACTGTATTGACGCTATCAGGTATGCTTTGCAAGATAGAATCTTCCAAGCCAAAAAAGAAGTCAATGTAGACAAAGCAATCAGCAAAATCAATAAGATGTTCAGGAGGTAGAAAGTGGATAAAATAAACGAATTTGAGCACGGAATCGATACTACTACTAAAGCAAGGTCGGATAGCTTGCGTTTTGACGGCTTGTCAAATGAGCAGTTTAGGCATGTCTCAAGCGATGAGCTTTTAACTACGGAAAATGGTAAGAAGGCGTTTCGGGATATGATCGAAACGTTTTTTAATCTCCAAAGAAAAAGGCTGCAAGTGCTGGCTTCGTACGCTCAAGGCGATAATTACAGTATTTTAGCTGGTAGCAGACGGTTAGACAAAGAAAAAGCGGACTACCGCGTCCGGCACAAATGGGGTGGCTATATCTCGAGCTTTGCAACAAGTTACGTCATCGGAAATCCTGTCACGGTCGGCATTTTAGAAGGCGCAAAAGAAGAGCAATTGAAGGTCATCGAAGAAATTGAGTGGCAAAACGACATCAATTCTCTGAATAGTGATCTTGCTTTTGATGCTTCTGTTTATGGTCGAGCTTTTGAATATCATTTTAGAGATAAAGATAACACGGACAGGGTTGTCTTAATCAACCCGCTTGAAATGTTTGTTATTCGTGATTTGACAGTTGAGCAAAATATCATTGCAGCTGTGCATCTGCCTATTTTTGCAGATAAGGTTTCTGCTACCGTCTACACAAAAGACCGAATTATCTCTTATAAGCCGTTTTCAGTCAATTCCATCAATTTGGTTGTCGAATCCGATAAGAAACACGAATACAAAGATGTGCCGGTCGTCGAATGGTGGAACAATCGCTTTAGAATGGGTGATTATGAGAGTGAAATTTCTTTAATTGACGCATATGACGCGGGTCAATCAGATACTGCGAACTACATGAGCGACCTAAATGATGCTTTACTTTTGATTAAAGGCGACCTAGAAGCTATTGGAATGAGCGCCGAGAATGCAGCGAAGATGAAAGAAGCTAACACGCTGCTGCTTCAAACAGGAGTAAGCACAAACGGGCAGCAAACAAGCGCAGATGCTGGATATATCTACAAGCAATACGACGTGCAAGGCACGGAAGCTTACAAAAACCGCTTGGCCAACGATATCCACAGGTTTAGTCGTATTCCGAATCTTGAGGATGATCGTTTTAATTCAACGCAATCAGGAATTGCTCTGCTTTACAAGATGATTGGTCTTGAGCAGGTCCGAAAAGACAAGGAAGCTTATTTTACAAAGGCTTTACGTCGCAGATACGAGCTCATCAGCAATATTCACAAAGCAATCAACAAGCCTGCAATCGAAGCAAACAAGCTGACTTTCACATTCCACCCTAACATCCCACAAGATGTCTGGACGGAAATCAAGGCATACATTGAAGCAGGCGGCAATCTATCACAAGAAACCTTGATGAACAGCGCTAGCTTCACCGATTACAAGACTGAGCAGGCACGCATTTTGAAAGAAAACGGAGCTAGTGACAGTGAAATTGACCAGATTGTAGGTAAGTCAGATGGTAAGCAAGCAGACGATTAGTAACCAACGCTACAACGCTGAGCGCAAGGCGCAAGCTGAGTTGATAAAGCGGGATATAGATAGAGATAAGATACTTGCTCAACTTTACCAAGAGTCTTTTGACCGCATGCAATCAGAAATAGACAGATTTTATCTAGCTTATGCTAAAAAAGAGGGGTTAACCAAGCAAGAGGCCATGAAAAAAGCCTCTGAATTTGACGTTACGAAGTTTGCCAAGAAGGCTGAAAAAGCGGTTAAAGAGAAAGATTTTAGCCCCAAGACGAATTCGTGGCTCAGGACATACAACCTGAAAATGAAGGTCAGTAGGCTGGAGCTTTTAAAGTCTGAATTAGCTCTTGAAATCCATAATTTAACATCAGATGCAAACGAAGTCTTCGAAAAGGCTCGGAGAGACGAATTCCTGAACGAATACAAGCGTCAAGCGGGGATTTTGGGGATTTCGTCCAGCGGAGCAAAGAAACGAATGCAGAGCGTTTTAGACGCCGATTTTTACGGGCAGAATTTTTCTAGTCGTGTCTGGGGCAGGACGGGTTTACAAGCTAATCTGCAAAGAGACGTCTTCTCTTCGCTTGACCGAATCTATACAGATATGATGGGCTATAAGCAAGAAATGGCCCGTTTGGCCAAAAAGTATGAGACGAGCAAAGCGAACGCCCAGCGCTTGCTAAAAACTGAAATCGCTCGGATAAATGCTGACACTCAGCTTGCTATGCTAAAGGATAACGGCTTTACTCACATGATCTACGTAGCAGAGCCGGGTGCTTGTGATATATGTGGGCCGCTTGATCAAAAGGCGATTCCGATTGAAAAAGTTGAAAAGGGCGTAAATATGTTTCCGATGCATCCCAATTGCAGGTGCTCAGCCTATGGTCATATCAAGATGGATTACAAGACGGGCGGAAGTACACTTGATGAGTATGAACTCTGGGATTCTACCGTTGAAGCTGATGATGAAAAAGTGTATAATCAGGATATGTTTACAATGGACTTAATGGCTAAGCAGCGCTCTTTCACAGTAGGAAATGATATCAGAGTTAAAACAAAGAAATTGAATGGAGTGGATTTTGATTTCTGGGCACAAGATAACACAAAGAAAATCAGAGATACTGTTTTCAATGTTCAATCGAGCCTCAGGGAATTAAACGATTTTCAAACCCCAACAGTCGTTTTTCTAAAAAAATCAAGATTACCTGGTTTTGCGGGATATGACTATAAGCAGGATATTCTATTTGTGAGTGATGCACTTCATTCAGAGAAAGAATTTGCTAAAGTTCTATCTGACAATTATTTTGCTGCTCAAAACATTAAAGATACCATGGTGCATGAACTAACACATAAAAAACATTGGGACTCTGCTAAAGCATTTTACAAAGCCAACAAAAAGCGTTATAATAATGTTGAACAAGCAATGTCTGAATTAAATTCCCCGTTGGTGTCATATGTCAAAGAGCAATTGAAACATGACTACAATTATCTTTATAACATCAGCGATAATGCAGCTATTGCATTTTACAACGATAACATCAATGAGTTGGTTGCCGAAGTTGGGGTATTGGGGGATAAAGTTACAGACCCAAATCTGTTAAATAAAGTTAAGGAGGTACTATCATGGAAGTAATGGCTATGCCTAGCAAAGAAGTTTTGATTTTTACAAAACAAATCCGTCACTGGATCGTTGGCGATAAAACTATTTCAGGAAAGAAACAGTTTATCTTCCGTGAAGATACTCCTCCTGAAATCTTAAAACTTTATCAAGATATAAAATCAAAACTAAACTTTGCTTACTAAACAATCAAGCACCTAGAGAAATCTAAGTGCTTTTTTTGTACCCAAAATCAGGAGGAATAACATGGTGAAATTGTTAAAATTCTTAAAATATGTTTGGTTTTATAAGTGTTTGCCTATCAGACCAAGTCTTTGTATTACATCAAAAATAAAATATAACCAGCCAATATCTTACTATTGGCAAATGGCAATGAAGCAGGAGTCCTAAAATGAACAGACGAATTAAGAAAAAAGCGTCTAAAAGACGCGCAATCGAAAGACAGAACGCTGCATTGGCTGCTGAAGTAGCTTCGCTAAAAGCTATGATCAACATGCAAGGCAAGATGATTGAAGAGATGCAGAACGTAAATTCTCGCAATGTCCAAGCAACAAATGAGCGCTTTGACAAGCTGGAAGCTGCCAACGAGAAAATGAAGCTAGATTTGGACAATGCTATCGTTTCGTTTAGCAAATCGAAGAAATCAAGCTGGTTTGGTAGAAAGTAGGCTTCGATGAACAAATACAAAAAGCTGATTGGATTGATTGAAGATAATCATTTTGAAATACAATCTAAAAAATGCCACGATTCACTAAGTGGTTGGACCGGCAACGAGTTATGGATTGTTGACGAAGAAAATGGCAATAAAATCTTTGATTTATCAATAAATGGTTACTATTTTAACGATGAATCGGTTCAGAAAGCTATTGAAAAAATTGAGAATTATCTATCTTTGAAAAAAATGAACACTTTCGATGATTTTAAAAGATGGGTTGAAAAGAATTCCGTGCCTATAGAAGAGGAATAAACAGCTATAAATCACTATAAACCGTATGGAATCCCGTACGGTTTTTATGCACACGAAGGGGAGATAGTTCGATCCTATCTCACGGGTTAATTAAGTTCGAGTCTTAAAATCTGGCGGGTGGTTCGAGTCCACCGGTGCGCTTATTGCCCAAACCGTGCTAGCGGCATAAAACCTTGCATGAGTTCGGGGAGGTTGCCCGTAAAAGCGTAAAGAAAGGAGCCAAAAATGGCAGAATACAAATCTATGTTGCGCATGAACTTGCGCAATCTTCAAATGTTTGCTGAAGGCGGAGAGCCTCAAGGAGATCCTGAAGCTTCAGGCAACGGAGAAGGTGCTGCAGAGCCTAAGCCAGAAGCCGAAAAGACAGTCTCGCTTGCGGAAATGCAACGACGCTTGAAGCAAGCAGAAGAAAAGCATGCACAAGCAACGCAAGACGCAATTGAGAAAGCTTTGGAGAAATATAAAGCGGAATCTGAACTCAGCGGAAAAGAGCTGGAAGAGTACCGCAAAAAAGAAGCCGAAGCTGAAAAACAGGCTTTGCTAGATAAAATCGCTGGTTTGGAAAAAGAGCGAACCAAGCGGGAATTGACAGACGAAGCCATCAAGACACTTTCAAGTCGAAAATTACCGGTAAATGAAAAAGTGCTCTCTTTTGTGGTTAAAGATACCGCAGACGGCACTCTGCAGGCTATTTCTGACTTTGAAAGCATCATCAGCGAAATTAAAGCTGAATACACCCAATCTGAGCCGCCAAGCGTTTCATCGTCTTTTGGTAGCTCGGACTCGAAAAGTCCTGGAGAAATTTTCCGCGACTCACGCATTATCTAAAAAAGGAGAAATAAATGACAGTACAAACTTTTAATCCTGAAAAGGTTCTGGTTTCTGAGAAAAAAGACGGAACTTTTCACAAAAAATTTACAGACATCATCATGAAAGAGGTCTCTAAGAACTCGCTCGTGATGCAGCTTGGGAAATACCATGAAATGGACGGAGAGCAAGAGAAAACAGTCTACGTTCAAACTGATGGGGTTTCCGCTTATTGGGTGAATGAAACTGAAAAGATCAAGACAGATAAGCCAGAAGTCATTCCTGTTAAGCTGAAAGCTCATAAGCTCGGTATCATCCTTCTTGCTTCTCGTGAAGCGCTGAATTACACTTGGGAAAAATTCTTTAACGACATGAAACCTCAGATCGTTGAAGCGTTCTACACCAAAATTGATGAGGCCGGGCTTCTCGGGCATGAAACACCGTTCGCTAATTCGGTCGCGAAAGCTGCCAAGGATGCAAGCAAGGTTATTGGTGGCCCGATCAACTTTGAAAATATCTTGAAACTCGAAGACAAGTTACTGGATAGCGATGTCGAAATCAATGCGTTTGTATCTCGTGTATCAAACCGTTCTGCCCTTCGCGAAGCTCGTGACGGTGACAAGAAGACGATTTACGACAAAGAAAACAACAAGCTTGACGGAATCGTGACTGTGGACATGAAATCTAAGAATTTCAAAAAAGGCGATTTGCTCGCTGGTAACTTCGACAATCTTATTTACGGTGTACCTTACAACATCAACTATAAGATTTCAGAAGAAGGCCAAATCTCAACAATCCAGAATGCGGACGGAACTCCTATCAACCTGTTTGAACAAGAAATGATTGCCATCCGTGCAACAATGGACATCGCAGTCATGATCACGAAGACAGACGCATTCGCTAAATTGACAGACGCTGCTAACGTTTAAGAAAGGAGTTTGTAAATGACTTACATTGTAACCACAAACATTATCGATACAAAGGATAATGACCGCTTGTATGAAACAGGTGAAGTTTATCCACGCGCAGATTTGACAGTCTCTGATAATCGAATCAAGGAACTGCTTGAAAAGAGAGTCATTGCTCTCGAAGGCTCTGAGGGAGAAACAACTCCTACAGAAGAAGCAGCTCCTGCAGTCGAATTTGAAGCTGAAGCTGAACCTGAACCTGATCCAAGCGTGAAAGAGCTCAAGGCTAAACTTGACGAATTTGGCATTAAGTACGGTTCTCGTGCTACCAAGGACGAATTGAAAGCCCTACTCGAAGGCGCTGAGGGAGAATAACCATGGAAAATACTCAGCTAGCCAAAATTAAGCGTCGGCTGGGTATTGCTCCCGACGACACGAAAGAAAATGACTTGTTACAGGATCTAGTTGAAGATGCCGAAAGCTATTTCAAGAGCTTGACAGGAACAACAGAGATTGATCAGAAGTACAATTTCATGATTGAGAATGTTGTTTATAAGCTTTATGGACGTAAAGGGTCCGAGGGTGTAGCTTCTGAGACTGTGGATGGCTATTCTGTGACTTATCAGGATTGGGATAATCTCTTTAAACCTTACATGGCCATTTTAAACAAAGATTTTGGCCTGGATGGCTCTCTGAGAGAGAGGGGAAAGGTGGTGTTTTTATGAAGACACCGCACCGAATCACCCTTATTAGAGGGGCCGGAGCGCCAAAATACAATCCAGAAACGGATAGCTACGAGGCTACTGAAGGTCAAGAAGAAGTCGTGCCCTGCCTGGTTAATTTCATCCGCCAAGCAAGAGTCCTTAAAGACTACGGAAATCAGACTGATACAGTCATGATTTGCCGTTTTCAGCAGGCACAGAAGCCTTTTGCTACCGCTATTTATGACGGCAGCAAATATGCCCCTATGGATCAGATAGATGCCCCTATTAAGGGAGCTGTCAGGCTCAAAAAGGTAGGTGGTTAGCATAGGAATCAAATGGCAAGGAATAGAGAAACTTACGGCTACCATCAGCAACGCTCATCCAAAAGCGGTTGAGCAGTCTTTGCAAGTTTTGAAAAACAATGGCGAAAAAGGGAAAAGAATCGCTAGAGACCTAGCGCCCAAGGATACTGGATTTTTGAAAGACCATATCACCACCTCATATCTGGGAATGGAAGCTCATATCCACGGTGAAGCTGGCTACGACGGCTACCAGGAATACGGTACCCGTTTTCAGCCCGGCAAGCCCCATTTTCGCCCCATGCTGGAGCAAATTCAGCCTGAATTTCAAAAGGACATGACAAAAGTGATGAAAGGAGCTTTTAGGTGACCCCAAATCATGATGTATTCAGGAACTTGTTCTCAATCTGCAGCGTAAGAGTCGATACATACGACTATTTGCCAGATGCTGAGACTAAATATCCCTTTGTTTATTTGGGAGAGAGCAACGGCTCTGACATCCCAAATAACGACGTTTTAGGAACGGTAAGGCAGACAATCCATCTCTACGGTTTAAGAGAGCACAGAGCTCGTTTAGATAAGATTTCAGCTTATTTAGAAGGAGCAGTGAAGCTGCTAAAAGATGGATACGAGCATAAGCTAGCCCATCTTTCAACCTCAAAACAAGTCATACCAGATAACACAGACGTCCAGCCTTTGCTTCATATTGCGCTGGACGTTACTTTTAATTACACGAAAAAGGAGACATAAATGCCAGAATTAATGTTAGGGAAAGACTATGTGGTGTTTTTCCGACGACTAAAAGACCAAGCAAAGCAGGACGCTGGGAAAGTCCGCTTTCAGGTTGAGTTAACAATCAATCCAGAAAAAGAGATTGAAAGTACCAAGACCAAGGATGGCGTAGTCAATTCGATTTCCGACGGCGAAACAAGCGGTGAGTTTAAGTCACTTGCTTATCGTGAAGATGGTGACACGGTCAACATGTGGAAGGAAATGCGAAAGTGGTTCATGAACAACGAAAAAATCGAATGTTGGGTCGTGGATATTGGCAGTGTGCGCCAATCTGGAGGAAAAGAAATCTATGACGTGGAATACTACCAAGGATACTTCAAGAGCTTTGAGCTTTCCGCTCCAGCTGATGACAAGATTGAATTATCTTACGAAATGGCTATTGACGGAAATGGCGTTATTCACACTGACTCACTGACAGATTCTCAAAAGAAAGCTGTCGCGACCGCACAGTACGACTATCATACGCTTGCTAAAGAAACAGCTGCGTCAGGTCGTTCTGTCTAATAATTTTTAAAGGGGTTAAACGCCCCTTTTATTTTTTTGAAAAAAGGAGAAAATATGATTTTACACATCGACGGACGTGATTATACTTTGCGATTTGGTCTTGGATTTTTGCGCGAAATGAACCGACTCCATTCAGCAGAATTGGAAGGAATGAAAACAGGTTACGGAGCAATGACCCTCTTTAATGCCGGGCAGGCTCTCAATGATCCAATGGCCTTTGTGGACATCATCAAGGCCGGAACGGTTACAGAAGGCAAAAAGCCAAGCAACGAAGGCATTGAAGCGTTTCTGGAAGACTTGATCATCAATGAGAAGTACGACGAAACAATCAAAGAGATTGTTGCGGAATTAAAAGCGTCACCCCTACTCAAAAAAGCAATGAACCTAGCAGAGTAGAGGGGACTTCAGGTTCAAACTTCGGCTATGACGAAGCTATTGCTCTGCTAATTGCAAGGCATGGAATGAGCTTTTTAGAAGCAGCCAGAACAACACTTGTTGAGTTTGAAATCTACAATCTAGCTTACGCAATTCAACAGGAAGATAAGCGATATAACGCAGCAATCCAAGCTTGGATGAATCAACGAGTCCAAGCCACGAAAGGGAGCGGCAAGAGCGTCAGATCTGCATTTAAAACCTTTGACGATTTTTACAATCGCAAAGAAGAATTTGAAAGAATTTTTCGGACCGAGAGCAAAGGAAACAAAAAGGGTCTGACGATGGCGGACCGAAATAGAAGACTTAATCATGATGAGAAAGGAGGTCTTTGATGGGAGCAACATTTGATGTCACTGCGATTTTAAAAGCGAATGTATCAGACTTCGCGAATGGTCTTAAAGAGGCTAAAATGTCTCTTCAAAGCCTCCAAAATCAGTCTGGCTCAAGCTTTGACAAAATAAGCGGTAGTTTGAGTGCTATCGGTGGTTCTATGATGAAGGTCGGTGCTGGGATGACCGCTGGCTTCACTGCTCCAGTCGTTGGAGCGGTTGGGGGTGTCGTGAAATCTTTTGCAGATCTTGAGCAAAGCTTGGGTGGCGTTCAGACGCTCTTTAAGCAAAACGGAACAAGCGTAAACAATCTTGCTAAAGAGTACGGAATGACCCGAGAAGAAGCCCGAAAATTGTATCAAACAATGGCAAATGATGGCACCAATGTCATTGAAAATGCCAATAAGGCTTTTAAGACAGCTGGAGTTTCGGCTAATTCCTACATGGAGCAGGTTACATCTTTCTCGGCAACCTTATTACAAGGTCTAGGAGGAGATACTGCCAAAGCTGCACAATATGCAGATAAAGCCATCATACAGATGTCAGATAACGCGAATAAAATGGGCACCAGCATGACCGATATCCAAAACGCTTATCAAGGATTTGCCAAGGATAATTACACGATGTTGGACAATTTGAAGCTAGGCTACGGGGGAACCGCTAGCGAAATGGCCCGTTTGGTCAATGAATCGGGTGTTTTAAACGGCGAATTTGAAGCAACGGCCGAAAATGTCAAAGACATTCCTTTCCACACCTTGATTGAGGCCATCGGAATTACTCAAGACCGCCTCGGAATTACCGGAACGACCGCTAAGGAGGCTAGTGAGACCGTGTCAGGCTCATTCGCAGCCATGAAAGCAGCAGCTCAGAACCTTGTAGCTGGCCTCGGAAACAACGAGGCGGACATCAAAGCGTTGATGGAAAACCTGAAAGATACTGTCCTCACGTTTAAAGATAATGTGGTGCGGGTTCTTGGGACGATTTGGGATAATTTACCGCTAGCCCCTTGGCAAAAGTGGCTTGGAGCTATCGCGGTAGCAGCAGGACCTGTTTTGACAGTCCTTGGCGGGCTTGTTGCTGGCGTCGGGAAATTTATTTCGGTTATCACGGCAATAGGAGGTGTATTTGCTAAAGTAAGCAGCTGGTTTGCCTTGCTAAACAGCGGAGGGAGCTCTTTGAGTCTTGTTTTCGCTAAGTTAGTCGGAGTCGTGTCGACTTTGGGAGCGCCGTTTTTGGTTGTTATTGGTATTATAGCTGGTTTAATTGCAGTCCTGGTCGGTGTCTACAACACCAGCGAGGAATTTCGGAACAAGGTGAATGCAGCTTGGGAAGCTATCAAGACAGCAATCAGCTCAGCGGTTGAGGCCGTGGTGTCTTTTGTCATGGATTTATTTGGTCAACTAGTTTCCTGGTGGAACGAAAACCAAGACTTGATTTTATCCACGACAAGCACAGTCTGGAACGCCATAAAAGAAGTAGTCGAGACGGTTGTGAATGTTTTGGCACCAATCATTGGAGCAGCGTGGAATCTCATTGTTACCATCGTAAAAACCGTTTGGGATGTGATTAAAACCGTTATCCAGACGGCTTTAAGTGTTGTATTAGGCATCATCAAAGCTGTAATGCAGGTCATGAATGGAGACTGGTCTGGAGCTTGGGAGACCCTTAAAGGAGTCGCCGGAACGATTTGGGAAGGTATCAAATCTCTGGTACAGATCGCTTTGGATGGTCTAGTTCAAATCCTGCAAGCTGGCATGGCTTTCTTGCAATCAATTTGGGATGCAATCTGGAACGCTATCATGGCAGTTGTTACCCCAATTTGGGAATGGATTAAAACAACAGTCAGCAATGCTATCACTGCTGTCGGAGAGGTTATCCAAAACATTATGACCAGCATTCAAACGACGTGGGATAGCATTTGGACGGCCATTTCAACGGTAGTAAGTACCGTCTGGAATGCCATTTCTACAACGATTATGTCTGTGTTAACTACTATTTGGGGATATATCCAAAGCGTCCTCGACCTCATAAGCACAATCTGGTCATCCACTTGGGAAATTATAAAAGCGGTCTTCGCAGCAATCCTTTTGACTATCGTAGGCTTGGTGACTGGCAATTTTGATCTCATCAAACAAGCTATTTCAAATGCTTGGGAGATTATCCAGACCAAAACAGGCGAAATCTGGAATGCTATTGTAGCCTTTTTGTCAGGAATTTGGGACGGAATCAAGTCGGCAGCTAACGCTGCTTGGGAGTTTATCAAAACCACTATTAGCACTGTGATGGACGCAATCAAGAGCGGCATTGAAACAGCCTGGAATGCTATCAAGGACTTCATTTCAAATGCTTTAAACAATATCAAGTCAGCAGCTGAAAATGCCTGGAACAATATCAAATCTGCCATTTCAAACGCGATTGAAAACATCAAATCCACCGTTACCAACGGATGGAACAATCTAGTAAGCACGGTTACGAATGCTGGGCCAAGGATTGTATCAGCTGTCAGAAGCGGCTTTGACAACGCAGTGAATGCTGCAAGAAACTTTATCAGTAGCGCAATCGGCGTTGGTAGAGACCTTATTATGGGCTTTGTCAACGGGGTTAGGAACGCTGCAGGAGCGTTGATAGATGCAGTCGGCGGCGCAGTAAGAGGCGCTATAGATTGGGCGAAAGGCCTTTTAGGCATTCATTCGCCTTCCCGGGTATTTAAGCAATTTGGTATTTACACAGACGAAGGTTTTATCATCGGTGTTAACAATAAAGCTGGTCAAGTCGCAAAAACAGTCGGAAATATGGCTCAAGGAGCTATCGACGCTTTTGCCGGTAAAGACATCGCTGGCAGCTTACAAGGCGAGCTTGGCGCAGTTGATGGAGAATTAGGACGTTTAACAGCCTATGACCCATCCGTGTCCTTTGATGGCGGCACGTTAACCGTTGGACAACAGGCAGCGGATATCGTGTTAAAAATGGGAAATACTGTGTATCGGGCATTTACCGAAGACATCACGAATGCGCAAGAAATGGAATTGATTTTGGACAGTTACTAGGAAGGAGAAAGCAATGTATGGTTATTCAAAATTAGAAAAAAATAATAATATCACGGCTTTCGAGCCTAGTGACAATATGTCCATCAACGGAACACCTCTCAATCGATTGGTTGATGGCTACACGCATTTGACGGTGGCGGGAAGAGGCTTGCTTGGTCAAACGGTCAAAAAGAGCTCAGTACCAGGGCGACGTGGTGTTTGGGTGGAGGATGTTTCAGACGATGAGCGTCAGCTTGAGATTAAATACAAACTTGAAGCTGATACTAGCTCCAAAATGCGTGATAAATTCGCGAAATTGAATAAGATTTTACGAACCCATGCAAGCAGTGGCTTCCTCGAAATCACTTTTAAAGATGAACCCGATTATGTCTATTACGGCTATTTCAGCGGAGCTGACGACATCGAAGAAAAAAGCTTGTCTATCATCAGCAAGTTTACTATCCTGGTGCCAGATGGCTACAAGAAAAAGCAGGCTCAGAATTCAACTGGGCCTATTGCTTTATCGGATGCCTTGGAAGTACTACCTGAGTCTATAACGGTCACACCGACCGGAACAGTGAACCAAGTACAAATCATCAACGGAACGAAAGTATTATCTTTTTCTGGCTCGTATGCAGCAGGAAAGGATATTGTCGTGACTTTTGGAGATGAGGAAGTGACAGCTACTTACAACGGTAGAAGTATTCTTAGCGAGCTTGAGCGGTTTAGTCCGCTTGAGGAATTTACTGTCAAAAACGGTGATACTATCACAGCTAAGAATGCCGTTGTAAAAAAAGTGGTTTGGAGGGATGAGCGAGCATGATTTATTTGTTTGATAAAGATGAGAAATTGATCAAGGTTGTCAGAAAACCAGCTATTAAAACCGCCCTCCAAAAATACTCTCTAACCAAAGAACGCTATGTGTCTGATCGATTGACTGTTGAGATGAAGGCTCTGAATGATGACGAGCTTGAAAAAGTTGAATACATGGCCATTCAGACCATGGAAGACGCTCACGCATTCCACTATTTCTACATTGCTCAAAAGTCGTCTGATCAGTTGACTACATTGATCGGTGTCCAATCTGGAATCGAGGAGTTGAGAAAGTCTCCAGTTTTTGACAAGCGCCCTCAAAATGCTTTGGCCAGAGAAGTTATCAATGATCTGCTGTCTGGCACCAACTGGCAAGCTCGTTTTGTTGGAGAAACTACTCCGCACAGCACAAACTTTTATTACATTTCTGTTTTTGATGCACTCAAGAAAGTATGTGAAGTCTGGGACTTAGAGATGCAATTTTTTGTTGAGATGAACGGAAACCGAATAGGCGCTCGTTACATCGATTTTAAGCGGAAGATTGGTCAAGCGGTTGGAAAGCGTGTGGTTTATGGTCACAATGCCTTGCAAATCCTCCAAGAAGTTGAGCGAACCAATATTTTTACGGCTTTAATCGGGCGTGGAAAAGGTGAGCAAGTCAGCTCTGCTGAAGAATCTGGAAAACAAGCAAATGTCTTCGGTCGTAAAATCACCTTTGAAGATGTGGTCTGGTCAACAGCTAGTGGAAAACCAGTCAACAAGCCGAAAGGCCAAAAGTATGTTGAACTACCAGCCATGACCAAACTTTACGGTATCAAGAACGCTGATGGGTCTATGCGCCCTAAAATCGGCTTTGTGGATTTCCAAGAGGAGGAAGACCCAGGGAAGTTGATTGAGCGAACTTACAAGGCTTTAGTAGATGCTGCGCGCCCTCAATTGGCTCTAAAAACCTCAAGTGTTTATTTGCGGGGCGCAAAAATCGGAGATACCATTCGTGTCGTTCGGCATGATAAAAGGTTAGATTATGATACCCGTATCTTTGATATTACTTTCAATCGTCTCAATGATCAGTCAAGCGACATCAAGCTGGGCGACAGAATAGGAGAGACTAACGAAGCCAAGGCTCAGACGATTGCTGATAAGGCAATTGATGAGTTTGTGGCCAACGAATTTACAAACTTTGTTAAAAACCTACCTGACTATCTGCCGACCGCAGACGGTTTTAATAATAACTGGTATGGCGCTGAAGACCCGACTAGGGAACACCCCGGAAAAGTCCTAATCAATGATATTTGGTACAAACCAGACCCTGAACATGAAGGGCATAAAATTATGCTCAGATGGACGGGGGAAGTCTGGGAAGAACTCCTGCGCACTTTTAGCAGTGAGGCCTTGCGTGCTAAGATTTCGGACGAAATCGAAAAATTGAACAAGGCAATGAAAGCTAGCGACCTAGCTTTGAAGGAGCAAACCACCCAAGTCCTCCGCACAGCTAGCGCTAACGCCTCGGCTATCGAGGCGGCCAAGGGTGCTATTACCAAGCTCAATCAGGACTTAGCTGGTGCTAGGCAGACCAATCAGGCTGCGATAGACCGACTAAAATCTGACTTTGCTAACGCACAGAAAGCGGCGAGCGACCAAACGGCGCTCCTGAAAAGCGACTTGGCCAATATCCGCACAAAGCAGTCTCAAACTGAAACCGAAATCGGCAAGCAACTCTCAGCACTCAATGCGACCAAAACTGAGCTGGCTGGGGTCAAAACTGCTCAAGCTAATTATGAGCAAACTACTACCCGCAGGCTGGCAGAGCTGGCCAATGTGGCTGACGGGAAAGCGAATAAGGCCGAGCTTGTGCAGACAGCTGAGGAGCTGAAAAGTCGGATTGCGAGTGTGCAGGCCTCGGGTCGAAATCTCTTTTTAAATTCGCTTTTTAAGCAAGATATCAGGAAAACTGGCATTTGGACTACGAGCACCTACACAGCTACTATCGATAGCGAAAGCAAGTATCTTGGGCACAACGCTTTGAAAATCATTGGGCAAGACCCAGCGGGTAAAGACGGTGGCAACCCTAAAATCACTTATCCAGCTACTGGTCAATATGGCAAAGTAGTGCCCGGAAGCATGACAAATCAAGAGGTGATCATCAGCTTTTATGCCAAAGCAGAAAATGCTGGAACGATTTTACGGTCAAGACTTGGGAATATCTGGTTTAAAGACGGAAATGTGACCTTGACCACAGAAGTCAAGCGGTATGTGGTTAAATTTTCGATGGCTTGGACTGGGTTGTCCAACTTAACAACCAACGAATGGCTGTTTAATCTCAATAGAGCCGACACGGTCTGGATCTGGATGCCAAAATTTGAAGTAAGCGACACAGATACGCCTTACTTAGAGGCTTCCGAGGATGTTGAAGGCCTTATCACAGCCGTCGAGTCCAGCTTTAAGCAACGAGCGGACTCGCTCGAGGCTGGTGTGAATCGCTTGACTGAGGGGCTCAAGACCAAGGCTGATAGTAGCGCCTTGACTGTACTCTCTGATAGGATATTAGCCTCAGTCAAGAGCCTAGAAACTGATACCCAGAACCAGTTGAACCAAAAGCTCAGCACGACTGAATTTGATGTGCGAGCAAGCGGAATCCGTCAGGAAATCGTCAACGCCACGAAAGATAAGGCAGACAAGACCTTGGTCACGGCTGAGGCTGGAAAGCTGAGGGAGGAGTTGGCCAGCTTGTCGGTCGGAGAAAATCTCTTTATCAACTCAGAATTTAAAAATCTGCGTGACAATAACCAGCGCTACACAGCGAATGGTAGAACCTATCAAAACATGATTGCTCCGTATTGGTACAATCCATACAACGCAGGTCTACCAAACGCTCAAAATATCCAGCATGGGTATTTTGACACGGAAACGTTTAGTGATACTGTCTTTGCTTTTAACGAGAGCGACGGGAGTCGTCACTGGAAAGCACTATCAACTGATTTTAAAATCGGAGTCATTGCAGCCGGAGAGTATTACTTTTCGGCTGATTTGTATGCGGCAGACCTTGGAACGTATATCGTAGTAGGTTTTTACTATCATGACGCAAGTGGAAGAATGAATTTTTACTCTGGGCGAAAAAGAATTGATGTTACCGAAAAAGGTCGTTGGGTGCGGCTAGGAGCACCGTTAAAGGTCAATGATGACATTGACCTTACCAAAAAAGTCCAATTTTACATTTACGGCTATAACTTTAGCACCAACTCGATTTTGTATCTTAAAAAGCCTAAAGTATCAAAAGGTCGCTTAAAAAGTGACTGGTCGCCTGCCCTTGAAGACACCGAAGGTCTCATCACCGAGGCTAAGGCAGTCTTCGAGCGCACGGCTCAGGGCTTGCGGGTAGACTTGTCAGCGGTGCAAGCTTACGTCGCCGCAGACGGCACTAGGTCAGAGGCTCTGCGCACATACTCTCGCGAGGAAACAGCCCGTCAGCTGACTGCTCTGCGCCAGTCGGTTGAGTCTGGATATGTAGCCAAGGCTCAGCACACAGAGGATGTGCGAGGGCTGACAAGGCGGTTTGAGGAGCTGACGGTAGGTGGTCGAAATCTTGCGTTAGGAACAAGAAAAGAATGGTCTACGCCTTTTACAAACTTTTCTGGAAATGCGAATGTCTGTCCTCCACTGTACAAAGTTTTGACCGACGGCTTGCAAGTTGGCGACACATTGAGGTCTAAGGTCATACTCAAGTACACTGATGTACGACCATCGGCTGGCAAAACGGCAACTGTTTGGTTACAAGGTAACGGAAATGTGACTGGCTGGACAGCTGGATCTTACAATGGTAGCCCTGCCAAAACCCTTAGCGGTAGCGGGGAAATCACATTCGAACACTCCTTTAAAATCACTGAAAATCATCTAAAAAATGCCTATTGGAATTGGATGTTTAGGACTGATTTTATCGCGAGTGGGTCGCTCCAGTGGCGACTTGCCAAGGTTGAGAGTGGGTCAGTGTTTACGAGTTGGTCACCAGCGCCAGAAGACTCAACGAGCTACGCAGATACCAAATTGGCTGAATTTAGGCAGGGCATAGATGGCCAACTGGCCAACGTGCAATCCGCCCTTAATACAGCCAACGGCTCGCTGACGAACTTCAACACTTGGAAGCAGTCGGCGCAGGAGACGCTGAACAAAGTCGGCAGGGTCGAGACTGGCCTTAACGAGACCAAGACCAGTCTGGCTGAATTTAGGCGCACGGCTGAGGGTCAGCTGACTACGATTACTCAGCAGGTTGCTGGGAAGGCTAGTCAGACCGACTTCCAGCGCGTACAAGAGACTAGCAAGCTCTATGAGCGACTGATTGGCTCGACCGAGAAAGAGGTCGTAGACAAGGTCTCTCGCATGGCTCTGACCAATGAGCTGTTTCAGGTCGAGGTCTCGAAAAACCTTGGCCTTCGTACTGTGCAGTATCAGATAGCGAATGCCTGGGCAGTACAGAACCTCAACTCAAATGGCGACATCATCAGTCAAATCAACGCGACTGGCCCGAATGTCCGCATTCAAGGCGAGTCTATCCATCTGGATGGGAAAGCTTTGATTGACAACGGGATCATCAAGAATGCCATGATTGAGAGCATGCTAGCTGATAAAATCACAGCGGGCACGCTCAATGCTGCGAACGTTAACATTGTCAACTTAAATGCTAATAAGATTGTTGGTTTAGATGCTAACTTTATCAAGTCTAAGATTGAGTTAGCGTTTATCGAGTGGATGAAAGGTAAGACTATTAGCGCTCAAAACGATGCGATGCAGATCAATCTAAACGATGGCCATGTGCTCTTTTATAACGATGATGCATCCATCAAGCGAGTTGCGGCAGGTTACCCAACGCAATTCATCCGCTACGAAAACAAGCAGGAAAACGGTCAGAATCACGGTCGTACCATCATCGGAAGCAATCGAAACGGAACCAACGCTTGGAAATCGGTCTCTTTCGCTGGTCTAGTGATTGATAACAACTCAAACAATAGCGTAGATAAAATCTACCAATTTGGAGACTACAATCACATGAGACACGCGCAGGGTGATGATGGCTGGAATTTTAGCGTCGTAACACAAACGATGACGCCCGGTGTCTGGAACAAAAACTCAGAAGTTTGGGCGCGACATTTCGTCGTGCCTCGTAATACAAAAGGAGACACAGATAGCCCGACGCAGTTTATCCGCTTAGAAGAAAGCGTAGCTGCGATTTGGAATATCTTGAATCACGCTGCAAGCGGCCAAGTCACGATGACGCAAGCAATGAAAAACTTGATTAACTCAAGAAAAGCAGCTTGGGACATCGTCCGGAACGTAGGATAAAAAGGAGAAAATATGAACGAAAACATCCAATCTAAGCTAGCAATCGAAATTGCTAGTAAAGCACTAACAATCGCAAAACTTGAAGCTCAAAACGAAGAACTACAAGCGCAACTGCAGCAAGCACTTGAACGTAACCAAGAGCTTGAAACAAGCACAGCGCCAGAAACAGAAAAAGGAGAATAACTATGACCACAACAACAGAAAATACTTTACTTGACCTTAAAAACATCACAGAACCTTTTGATTTGGCAACTGCCCTAAAATACATGAAGGAAAATGGTGAGTTTATCCGCTGCAAGAATGCGACGAATGACTTTTATATGTACCGCGATGTCCAAAAGCGCCCTGTCATCATCAATGGCCGTCGTCAATTTAAAGACGTTGAAACTGTCTGGGCATTTAACCAGTGGGGCGGTACAACTACCACAATCAACGTAGCTGACCTGTTTAACCTTGAGTACTACATCATGACTTTTGACGCTGAAGGCAATCCTGATTGGACAGATCCAGCACAGGCAAGCAGAGAAGAATAAGGGGTGATGAATGCAAGAACCAGACGGACTTTGGGCAATCATAGAAGTCGTGAAAGACTTTTATGAGACGGGGATTGATGATCATTTTTTTGTGTTTATCTTGCTTGTTTTGGTAGTGGCTGATGTGATTACTGGCTTTTGTAAGGCTTGGGCCTTGAAAAACTTTTCGAGTAGCAAGGCTCGGACAGGCATTGTGACTCACTCAGCTATCTTCATCATCACAGCGATTGGCTACCCGTTTTTTCTTTTCGCTAATGCTGGGGCGTTAGCGGATATGATTATTACGGCATTGTGCGCTAGTTACGGAGCTAGTTTAGTAACTAATTTAGACATTTTAGGTCTTAAAATCCCTTATATCACAACGTTTATCAACGAGCGTGTGGATAATCATAAAACGAAGGAGTGATGAAAATATGAATCAAATCACAGAGCTTGTTTTAAGCTCAGCAATTGGTATCTTGACCATTTTGGCAGGTGTCGTGATCAAGGCAGTCAAGGAATTTTTGATCGCTAAAGGCGGAGAGAAATCAATCAAAATTGTCGAAATCTTGGCCAGAAATGCCGTGAATGCCGTCGAGCAGGTTGCGAAAGAGACCGGCTTCAAGGGTGAGCAGAAGCTCGCTCAGGCAAAAGGGGCGGTGCTAACCGAGCTTGAAAAATATAATATCTATATGACAGATAAAGACCTCGATGTCTTTATCGAGGCCGCAGTTAAGCAAATGAATGAAAATCTGAAAGGAAAATAAGATGGCAACAACAAATGATGTAATTTTATTTGCTGAAAATCTGGCAAATACTGGCGTAGGAACGGACGCTGATGGTGCGTGGGGCACACAATGCGTAGACTTACCAAATTCAATCTCTATCAACTTTTTTGGCAAGACTTTGTGGGGAAATGCCATTGACCTGCTCAATTCAGCGGCCAGCCTTAGCTACGAGGTAGAGTACAATCAAGAGGGAAATCTTGATAGCAAGCCACGAGCTGGGGCGGTCTTTGTCATGGATACAACCTACATCTATGGCCACGAATACGGTCATACAGGGCTTGTAATCGAGGATAGTGACGGTTATACCATGCGTACAATTGAGCAAAATATCGATGGCAACGCAGATAGTCTGTATATCGGCGGGCCTGCTCGATACAATACCCGCAATTTTGACGGTGTTGTGGGTTGGTTCTACTTTCCAACTGATGACACAGGCTATCAACCTGCTCCATCAACTCCTAGCGGAGACGGCTCAATCCACGAGGAAACTGGGACATTTACTGTCGAAGTGTCAGCACTCAATGTACGTGCAAGTGCTGGATTGTCCGCTGAAATCGTGGCAGTTTATACGGCAGGTCAAGAAATCAATTATGATGGCTGGTGTGACAAAGACGGCTATATTTGGATCACTTATATTGCAGCCTCTGGCAATCGTCGCTATGTTGCAGTCGGACAATCAGAAAATGGTCGTCGAGTAACTAACTTTGGTAGTTTTAGATAAAATTACTGTTTGATTTTGATACGACAAGACAAACTAAGCCCTTAGGAGAAATTCTAGGGGCTTTTTTCGCGTGATTTTCGCGTGAAAGTATTTT